CGTTTCTTCTTCTTCGATTGCTTCTGCTAAACCTTTTAACAAAACTTGATAGTCAGGGTGCGCGTAGGCTTCGCGTTCTTGTGCCGCCGCGCTTTCGTAGCCCGCTTCCATTGCCACTTTCATAAGCAATGCTTTTTTGGTCTTACGGAATTCTTCAAGGTAGATGCGTTCGGCTTTAGCCTTGGCATATCTTGGTGCGTTTTCCAAAATGAAATCTACTGTTTTGTAAGGCGCGTTCATTTAATTACCTTAATCATCCGTAATGCGGCTTCAGGGCTATCAACGCGGCATAAGGTACTTCCACCCCAATTTTCAAAGAAGTCGGCTTGTAGGGGCGTTAAACGCCCTTTAACCGTGCTTTTTAATTCCATCAGAAAGGTATGCCCGCGGTAGCCAACCAAAAGGTCAACGGGTAGCCCAATAATCCAAACATAAGCACCCGCGGCGCGTAGTGCGCTAACAATTTGCGTTTGGTTAACATCAATCCTAGCGGCGTATCGCATTTAAATCCTTTTGTTCATTCATTCTTTGCTTTAAATCATCAGCGGCTTTTTGTCCGCGCTTGGCGGCAATTTCTTTGATGGTTTTGTTCCACCATTCGATTGCTTCGCCCCTACCTTCTTCCAATTGCTTTTTACGGTATCGGGCAACCCATTCCCGCGCTTCGCAATCCTTAAAGTGTTCCATGTCCATCAATATCGCCAGTTAGTTCCAAGGCTTTGCGTATCACCCATTGCGGGTAACTAACCCCATCCCGCACCCTGTCCAATATTCGCATCGCTATTTCGTAGGTCATTTGTAGCCCAATGCTTGCGTAATTTGAGTATGCAATTCAAGGGGCTTGCTTGGGTTGCCCCCTGCTATCAATCTAGGTTTTGGCAAAGCCAACCCTTTTTTAATAAACATTTCGTCAGGCGACCTATCACCCATTAAGGCGGGTACATGGCTTGTTTGCCCATCGTGCGCTTTGTAAAGTTCGCAAAACCTATGTTGTAAATAACTTAATTCCTTTGTTTCGGTGCGGCAAAACTTTGACCATCCACCCATATCCCGAATACTTGCATGGGTTGCGCTATCGCCAAAATCAACATCGGTATAAGCCCCAACCGAACTCATGGCTTCATACACCCGCCCCCATTCACGCAAAGAACGGTCGGTTTTAGTGCCGCCCAAGATACGCACAATATCGGCAACCTTTGGCGCAAAGTGTCCTTTGTCGGGGTCGGTCGCATGGTTGCTTAGTGCCTGTACCACTTGTTCAAACTCAAATGCTTGGCAACCGTTCCACCAAACATTTAAAGTAAATTCGCTTACATCTTGCTTCCAGTAACCAAGCGCATCGCCAACTAATTTGTAAAAATTGGCTTTTTGATTTGCGTTCATACAAAACCTTCTTTCTTCAATAGTTTTTCAACAACGGCGCGGTTTGATGCTTCCAATGATTCTTGTTTGTTAAGTTTGGGTTTTATGCCATCAGGCGGTAAAGCCTTGGCTAACCATTCCAAAGGTTGAATAGGTTTTGCCCTAATGCAATCGCGCAGGGTGTTCACCAATGTTTCATCGCCGTGCGCTTTTCTTAGGCTACCAAGAAATGACCGTGCGCTTTTATCGGTTGTACCCGCATTGGTTAACAATGGAACACCATAACCAAAAATAATTTCATCAGGCGTTATGGGCGGTTTAACGCCCGTATCTTTAGATACGGAATTGTGTTCTGTGTTCTGTGTTCTGTGTACTGTGTCTTGTGTAGCATTGCTATCGGATTGCGTTCGCAATGCGTTCGCATCCTTCTTGTTCCATCTAGCCTTTGCAGATGCACTAGCCTTTTCACTTTTTTCGCCTGTTTTAGCAATTTCTTTGTTTGCACGATGATGAACCCATCCATCTATTGTGCGTTCGAAATACTCTTGCAATACGGATGCAATGCAATCGCTATGCGTTCGCATACGAATCTGTCTTGCAACTTCGGTTATTTCAAGTGGAATAGGTAATTCGTGTAGATAGTACCAATCAAGCAAACGCCTATAGGCTAAATCTTCCATATCGGAAAGATGCGATGTGTGACTTTGATAGTCACCAATATTGAACTGGTAATAGTGCATTTTTTTCCACTTTAAAAAAACCACTTAAAAGAAACGGCGGCAGGGAAAAAAGTGGGAATCCTTTTCGGTTGGGTAATTAGTCCAACCTAGCCGTGTTTCAAAAAATTGTATCAAAGAATCATCAATGTATGCAAAATTTCGCGTTCATTGTGCAACATAGCAAAATATTCTGTTTGTGCCGCATCTTTAAAAAGATGATAGCAAATCAAGTGATACAAAGAATCTTGCATTGATTGATTGGCAACCGCAAATGCTAAATGTTCGGTCATCATTGATTTGTAGTGAAAGTATTTTTCTAATTTAGTCATTTTTTTGTAACCTTTTGTTTAAGAAAACTTTAGGATGCAACAACTTAACTGATGCGGGTATTCCCCTAGTTAACCAGTTGTGAACACGTTGCGGTGAATTGATGCCTATGCGCTTTGCTACCGCGGTAGTACCGCCCAATAAGGCTATCAATTGCTTGTCGGCTTGAATTTGGTCTTGTTTGGTCATAGTTGCATCTTAGCAACAAATTTAAATTATTTAAACAAATTGTGAAAATATTTTAAACATGGTGTTGAAAAGCCAAATTTGCGATTAGAATTTGTCCATGCCCCGAACTTCTTGGGGACTACTAGGAGAAAAAGCAATGCGCGTTACTCACTTAAACAAAGGCGGCTATGGGATGGCTTCCAAAACTGCTTGCGGTCGCAACATCTTGCGTACCCCAATTTCTGTTAATTGGTCTGAATTCAAAACCGAACCTACTGAATACCGTTGCGTTAAATGCGTAACAAGCAAACAGTTTGAATTTAACAACCGCCAAGATTCCAAAAAAGCAATTTAACCTTTGCCCCGCTTCAGGGGTCTTTTAGAAAGAAACCAAAATGACAAATTTATTTAAAGCAGATTGTTACTTTAAAGCAGAACAATACAACCCCCGCATCCGCGCTACTGTACCGCCCGCTTGGGTTGTTGAATTTGATTGCGCTTTGCCCAATACAAATGTGCCGCCCGTGTTTTTTGGTAACACCCGCAAAGAAGCAATCCAAAACGCAATTGATTGTTTGCAATCATTCGGTTTAACTGGTCGTTTAATTCTTAACTAAAAAAAACGGGGGCTTAGTCCCCCATGAAAGACAAAACATGAAACACAAAATCATTACTACTTTAATTGAATGTACTTTGGCAATCGTCATCTTTGGCGGTATCGGTGTACTACTGGCATGGCGGGGGTAGGCATGAACACACGATTCTTAAAACGCGTTCGCGCTATGTTTGCATCCTACGATGCACCACCTGAAGTTATCCGTTCCTATCAACGCCAATGGGTGCGTAGCGTTCGTAAATTAGGCGACAAATGGTTAATTGCTAAACAAATAGAAAGAATTGAACAATGAAACAAATTGCCACGGCATTGGTGCAAGCACAAAAAGCATTTGCACCCGCTTTAAAGAACGCCTACAACCCGCATTTTAAAAACAAGTACGCTGACCTTGCCGCTTGCGTTGAAGCGGTTATAGACGCGTTAAACAATAACGGCATTGCCCTTGTGCAAAAGTCTTACGATTGCGTTGGCGGCATTATGGTTGAAACTGTATTTGTTCACGAATCGGGCGAAATGCTTGAATGTGGCATCTTGCAATTTCCTGTAGTCAAAAATGACCCGCCCGCTTATATGTCGGCATTGACCTACGCCCGCCGCGGTTCGCTGATGGCGGCTTGTGGCATAGCCCCTGAAGATGATGATGGCGCGTTAGCAACCATCCCTGCAAAGAATGTTAATGAAACTGCCCTTATAGACCACTTAGCCGCTATTGAGGCATCAACCGACCAAGATAGTTTAAAGAACGCCTACAAAGCCGCATACACCGCTTGTAATGGCAATGCTGATTGGCAAAAGAAAGTGATTGCCGCCAAAGATAAAGTTAAAGCAAAACTGTAATGTGGCGCAAAAGGGAAATTCTTATGATTGAAAAAGTTGATTACAAAGCATTGTGGGAACAAATGTGTCAACGATGCGATGAATTGGATAAAAAGTTAGCGCAACGCACATGGGTTGGTTTAACGGATGATGAACTTTTTGATTGTTGGGAAAGTGCAATGAATGGAAATGTTTACACAAAAATGAGAGTCTATAACGCCATTGAATCAAAATTAAGGAGTAAGAACAATGGATGAACAACCAACTATCGGAACAATCCGTTTTGATAATGACATTTACAAAGCAAAGGGTGAATATAAATTTTATGTACCTGAATTTTCTGATTGGGCTTGCTATATGTTTGGCAATAAACCTGAAACAAATTACGGAATGAAATACATCCCAAGAAAAGGGGATGAACCTAATTGGTTTGTTCGTTGGATGATGAAAGTTTGTTTTGATTGCACATGGGTTAAGGAAAAAAAATGATTGAAAAAGTTGAACAAGGTACGCCCGAATGGTTTGCCGCACGATTGGGTAATGTCACGGCATCCCGCGTTGCTGATGTAATTGCCAAAACCAAAAGTGGTTATTCAGCATCACGCGAAAACTACATGGCGCAATTGATTTGCGAACGCATGACAAACACGGTTGCAGAATCGTACACAAATGCGGCTATGCAATGGGGTACGGAAACCGAACCACTTGCCCGCGCCGCCTATGAATCCGTAGCCGATGTTTTGGTTGATGAAGTAGGGTATGTTCAGCACCCACGCATTGAACGCGCAGGGGCATCGCCTGATGGCTTGATAGGCTTGTTTGGGTTACTTGAAATTAAATGCCC